CATTTATCAAGACAAGTAGGATATTGTTCAATATCAATTCTACCAAACATCAAAGGCGATACTTCACCTCTTGCAAAATTCGGATATATAGGTGCTACATGTGCCATTTATTACCCCCAATAACTTCTTAATGTGCTATTTACCCAAAAACTATCTTCAATAATCGGGTTTGATTTTTCCCTTGCGTTTTTAGTTTTTGCGATAGGTAAATATTCACCTCTATATAGGTCAATTAATACATTTGTTTTCTCGGTTGAATTAGTCAACAAATAACACATCTCAACCGCTAATTTACAAGCAAGAGCATCTATGAAATAAGAAGGGTAATATGTCGGGTCAATACATCTTGCAACGTACACTAAACCAAATTCGGAAGCTCTTGAAAAGATATAGTTGCCCTCTCTTATCCATCTATGGTTTCTGTCCATGACATCAACTATCTTTATTAAATCTGAAGGCAGCTCAAAATAATTGCCTTCTTCCCAAGCAGGTTTCTTGTCGGACAAAGTTAATAAACTTCTTTTAATAGCAAAAGTCCAGTCTGTTTCAGCTAATACGCTATCTAAAGATGATTGATACATCTTTCTTGCGGCTTTTGCTTCCAAAGTATCATCTTCAATATTATAAATCTGATTAGCTCCCAACATCCCGAGAGCTTTATTCATTATTTCTAATTTGCTCATTTTAAATCCTTAAAAAAGGGGGCTTCATGCCCCCTCAATATTACATTGAATAGTAACAAGTAACTTTGATTGTTCCTGTTGCAGCAGCACCTAAGATTTTAGCAGTAACGATAGTGTCATCGTGTTCCGTGTCAGTACCTATAATATAGCCTAAGCCGTCAGGTAAAACACCAACTGCAGAACCTGCAGAAGTTGTTGTTGCACCGTCAACATATTTGTCAACGTCTCCGGCATCACCTATATCAACAGAAGTACCTGTGCCCAAAGCATCAAAAGCGACAACAAAGTTTTGGATTACAACATTTTTAGGTAATTTAAAAAGGTTGACAACTGTGTTTGCTGCCGTTGAGTTTGCTTCATAAGTAGCCGTTACACAATGCAAAGTTGCATCTGTAACACCTTGAGAAAATACAATGCCTGCTTTTAATTGTGCATCATAAACATTAGAATTAACTGTAGCCATTAGTTACCTCCTTCTTGTCTTTCGTCAGTTATAATAACTGATTCATCAGAACGTACTTTAATAACTTTCGCTTCTTCTAAACGTCCTGCACCTGCATTGATTTCGTAGTAGATTTGTTTAGAGTAAGACTTGTCTGCTCTTTCTTCAACTCTCAAGAACAATTCTTCCAACATACCGAAACAGATACCTGTTTTTTGGAATGCGAAGTAATCAGCTATGTTGTTAGAATCAACGTTAATGATACCGTCAGGAAGAACAACAAATTTGAATCCCATCCAAGTATCAATTTCGCCTGCAACAAGAGCTTTGATTGAGTTGTAATCAGAGTTAGTTACAACGGTTGTACCTAATAACTGTTCAAGACCTGTAGCAGAACAAACAAAAGTTCTGTCATAAGTCGGAACACCTTGAGCATTTAACAGTTTTGCAGCACGTCTGATTTTTGTAGTAGTCAAACCTGTATTTGTACCACTTGATAAGAAGTCAGCTGCAACAGTTTTAGCTGCAGGGAACGCAACAGATGTAGCACCTGTTTCACCTCTGTAAGCCGTACCGCCTAAAGCATCATAGATTAATTTATCCATCTGAATACCAACAGATGAAGAAATACAATAAGATGTTTCAGACATTGGATCAGAGAACTCTTGTAATCTTAAAGAACGGTCAAGCATTCTTGCATCGTTATAAGTTGCAATATCAATACGAGTTCTTGACAAGTTCGGGTCATTTTGGGGTGTGTCAGGGTTTACGGTTGTTTTTGCTGACATTTCCCATTTGCCGATTTGGTCTTGATAAAAACATTTACCTGTAATATCAGGTTTAACGTAAACTCTATCATACAATAGAGAACGTTCTTGTCTTGCTAAAGGAAGAATTATACGAGAATAATCCTGTCCTCTAACTTCAAATTGTGTAGAAGTCATTTTTAAATCTCCTTAATTTTAGTACCTACAATGTTTTCCTGTTATCCTTTCGGGCAGAGATTTAAAATGCTTTTCAAGGGGCTTAATGCTCCTGGGCGACTGCCGTCGCACGTCGCCTGCGTAGTGCTTCGGTCTTGCTCAACGCAAGCCCTCTCGCACCGGCTTCGCTTGCTTATCCTTGCATTTGCATTAATGAATTAACGTATGCTACACGGGCTTTTCTTTCTTCTTCAGGAACGTATGTCAAATTATGCTCACGGCAATATTTTGCATCATTCCTTCTGTTTCTTGAGCCTGCCCAGTAGGCATCCGACGGGTCATTCAATATCTTGTCAAGTTCGGCTTTGGCTTCTTGAGGGGTCTTTGTAAATCCTCCGGCTTGTCCTTCAAAACCACCCAAACTGCCCTCTGAAATCGAATTACCCAGTTTTGATAATAGTTTTATAAATTTGACGTCATTTCCTATTTTGTTGTTAAAATATTCAAACTCCTCTTTAGAGCCTGACATTTTTTCTAAAAAGTTCTTTGCTGTTTTGAGGTTTTCATCATACTTCATACCCCATTCAGCTTTCAGAGCTTTTGTCGCTTCTTCGGCTTCAGCATTGAATTTTTGTATCTTTGAATTTTCATAATCTTTGAAATCTTGTATATGCGCATCAATTAGAGCTTGTGCAGTTTCATTCGGGATATGATGCTTAAACATCAATTCTTTCAATCCCTTAAAATCGTTTCCTTCTTCAGCTCCTTCGACTTTAATGTCGTAACCGTCAGCAGTTTCGGGAACATTAAAAGCCTTGTTATAAAATCCCCAAGCGGTTAAATCTTCAGGGCTTTTCGGCACGGGGATTTTATCCCTTCCCATAAGACTTTCTAAACTTAGATAACTTTTTGCTAATCCGTTTGCATCAGAAAACTTCTGTATGCTCGGATGATTTCTGTATTCCTCACTTAGATTTGAATACCAAAACTCTTGTTGTTGTCCTGCCCCTCCGGCTGGTTTAGGTGTTTGAAATTCTTCAGTTACCCCTGTGCCAGTTGTCATTGGTTCGTCTGTCATAAATCCTCCTATATTGACCTTTTATAATACTGTGCAATGATGTCAGGTGATAAATCATCTCTCATCATTGTTTTAATAGTTAAAATAACATCCCTCTTGCCTTGAGAATAACAAATCTCTTGAGGGTCAAAAGATAATAAAGCTGAATCATAACCGCAATAGCTTTCAAGAAAAGACATAACAATCGGGTATTTTGTTTGTATGTCTTTAAAACTTTGGGTAAGTTCCGCAATATCATTTTTGTTAGTAATATCAAATTTACTATGCTGCTTCTGTTTCGCTTGCAATTTTATCTCCTTCGGCAGCGTTTTTATAAACATCTGCCCCTTGTTGCAATAATGCCATTTGTTGCTGTTCCTGCATTGCTTGGGCTCTTGTTGCTCTCAATTCCTGTACTTCTTGGTCTGAACGCAATATCTTAGCCGATACTCCCGAAATATCAAATATGTCATTAACCGCTTGGTCTGTATTAACTTTGTCTAATACATCAGGGGTCATTGTCGCTATCTGTCCGGTTATTGATATTGCATTAATAATGTTATTCAGTTCTGATTGTCTTTGTGTTTGAACTAATCTTCCTGTGAACTTAACTTCAAAGTCAGGTTGTTCTAACATAACATCAGGCACTTTTGGCAGTCTGTTATCTTCATAAAGAATGAATACAACTTTTTCTATTAGCGGTTGTAAAACATCGTTCATAAACCTACCGACAGCAGGTCCTAATAATGTCATTTTTTCTGATATTCTTTCCATGACTTCAGGCACAGTCATTTGTTTTGTTATATCCGCAAAGGCTTGGAAAGTATCATAAAACATCAGTTTTTTAATAGCATTTTGATAGTATTCAAGTTCTGCTAAACCTACCTGAATGTTTCCGAAATTGCCTAAAGGGAATATATCATCTTTTGGTGATATTTTTCCCCTTTGGTAATAATTGATTTGTCTGGGGTTAAAGTTCGGAATACCTAAAAACGCATCATCAGGAATTGCAAGAGCTGGGTCTGCTGATTTCATTGATGCTCTTAATACCGTATCGGTCATAGTATTTACTAACCTTACATAAGGCAATGCCTTCATAGCGGGCGAATAACCGTAAACTATTTGAGGTCTTTTATAAAATCTGTGCGCAACGCAAGGCATAGAGTTAAAACCTGATTCCTGCATAATCTGTTTTGTTTTGCAGTCAACCCAAACCATACGAACAGGCATATTTTGAGTGTCTATTTTATCAATATCTCTTTCAAGCCTTTTGCCGAAATAACAAATAAACTTGTATTTTTTATCCTCGTTTCTTCCTGAAGCGTAACACTCTTTAATTTCTTGTGAGCATTTATCACCGAAACGGCTTAGTGCCTGTTCTGCCGTATATTCAAACTCAAGATAAAACTCTGACGGTCTTTCTCTTGCATCCTCTGTTAAGTATAGTTTTTTGATAGGTATATTATAAAAGCGAACACCATCGTCAAAATCTCTTTCACAAAATAACCCTGCCGTGCCGTAAATACCGCTTGACTTGTAAAATATAGGCATTTGGTTATAAAAATTACTCCTTGATAAAGTGAGTAAAACTTCATCCGATACATCCTGCATCCATTCAACAACTTGTTTGTTGTCTTTGAGTTCGGGGTTTGGATGCTCAAGATAAATCCATTTACTTGCTTCCGGTGTTAAATAATTAGCTAAACCTGAAGCTAAAACATCACCGCAGTCAAGCGAGGTTGAATCTAACAAAGTATTTATTTCAGCCCCTTTGTTTTTCTTTGCAGTAACGTTTGAGCCTTCCACATAGAAGTAATTATGTAAAACCTGATAAAAGCTGTCAAAATCCATTCTTGAACTTTTAAGGTTTGAAAAGTTTTTTATAATTTTATTCGCTGATAAATCCATTTTCTAGCCACCTAACAAAGTTTTTTTCTTTAATTCGGTTGTACCTGTATTGCCTAAAGCAGAAGTTTTTATTGTATCTGTTTCAGCCAAAGCTCTGCGTTTATTAGCTTCGCCTGCCTGTTCAGCTGCTTTCTTTTCTTCAGCTTCTTTGTTAAAAGTCGGTGCAGGTGCTTGTTTTGGTTTGTCTTTCTTTGTAAAATCTACACCCATACCACCTAAACCAACAGGCATAAATAAAGTTTTTAAAACATTTCCCATATCTTTACTCCATATACTTAACTACTACATCTGTTTCATACCCAAAGTGTTTTAACACTCTTAAAACCTTTTGGTCTGCATAACCTATATTGCTTGCTATACGAACAGAGCCGCAATTATTTTCTTTTGCGACCCCCTCAATATGTTCTATAAGTTCTTTAAAAAGTTTTATACTTCCTCTGTATTCGGGTTTTATATACATAAACAACTCTGATACAGTAAAACCGCCTCTAAAATCAGGAATAATGCAATAAGCCATAATCCCTTTTCTGCCTTCAGGGATATAATATAAAATTTGGTTTTGGTCTGCTAAAGCATTAAATAAAATTTTAACGCTTTCTTTTGCTTCATCTGAAGGAAAGCATTTTAAGTCGTCTTGCGCCGTATTTAGCCAATACTCTATTTCTTCTTTAATATCCATTAGTAACCTGCAATTTCAAACAATGATTGAGTTCTTTGTTGTCTTTGTATTTTTTCTCTGCGGAAAGTTTCGTTATAACTTATTTGCGCATTAACCGGCGGAATAGCGACTTGTTCAGTCATAGCGAGAGCATCAACGCAGTCAATGTATTCTGATTTTATTTCATCTTTTGTAACTCCGGCTAATTCTGTTTTAAATTCTGCGAGCCATTCCGCATTATCAGGGAAATAAACTGTATGTGCTTTAAATCTCGGTTGAAGTATTTTAATACGTTCTAATTTAGAGCCTTGTTTTGCGTGTTCAAGAGGTACTACGTTAAAAAAGCAATTTCTTTTTTGCATCTCTTGATTAAGGAATGGTTCTATAACTTGCACGTACCATCCCTTTTCAATATGGAATGTCCTTAATCCGTATTTGCGGACACAATCAAATATTTTGTCGATTGTTTCTGCACTATCCCATCTACCGTATAAACAATCTAATATAAACCAGTAGTTTTCTGCATCAACCCCTACAATAGTTATAGCTCTGTAACAGCTTTGAGGATTTGTTGAAGATGCGGGGTCAAGGCAGGCATATAAATTACACCTGCCGATTAGATCATCTTTACGTTGAGGTGAATAATATCTGTAATCTTCGTCTTTAAATATTCTGCTTTCTTCAGCAAGGGCTTGGCACATTTTTTCAGCGTACCAAATATCAAGTTTTCCCATAGAAGCATAATTTGCTCTTTCTTCTTCGATTTCTTCAAGGCTTTGTTTTTCCTTCCAAGTAGGAACACCGTCAACCATAACCGGTATTTTAACGGTGTTAAATTTTAATTGTTCAGCGTTATTTATTACTCTTTCAATAACGCATCTTTCGCCCAAATTATTTCCTATAAGAAAAATTCTTGCAGTTTTGCCCAAGAAAATAATATCTGATAAAAACCAGTTCCAGTCTGTTTCCGTAACAGTTTCTGAACGTGCATCGTCATGATCTTGAATATCGTCTAAAACAATTACTTTTGGTCTTCTATCTTGGTTTGACAGACCTCTAATAGATGTCCCTTTACCGTATGCTTCAATACGAACATTAATAATCTCTCCTTTTTCATTCTTAACATCAACCGAGAAGGCTTGAGAGTTTTGTTCTTTTATTGAAACAAGATTATGCCTTATTAAGGGGTTATTTTCATATTCGTTTATAAGTTCTTTTAGTTTATTGCTTGCAAGTGTTTGGTTACCTTTTATAATTACGATAAAATCTCTTTTTTTATCAGGATAAGCAAGGCAATAAAGCGGGAATGTTCTTAAAGCGTATGAGGATTTTCCGCTTTCACGGAACATTTCGACTGCAACGTTATGGTTATCTTTTAGCAATAAATCTGATAAATCGTAATGGAATTGTGGAGATTGTAATTCCGTTTCAGAATCGTTTGAAAGAACGACCGAACGGAAATTAACAAGATTACTTCTTATCAGTCTTTTTTGTTCGTTTGACAAGTTCATCTGCTTTTCTTTCGGTTTCTTCTTCAAACAAAGAATAAGTTTTTATTGTAGTATCAATCTTATCTTTCTTAAACCCTGACATTTCAACGGCTTTGTTAAATATGGCAAGCAGCTCCGTTGATGAAATTTCTTTATCGTCTAACTTTTCATCAATTAGCTTGAAAGATTTATCAAGAATAGAGTTTTTAAGCTCCTCAAGTGTTTTCTTTTTGAGGATGCCTAAAGACTTTGCTTCGCCTGAAGGTTGATACTCTGATGTAAATCTTTTACCGCATTTATTTCCTTTTTCAAATGGCATAGCCGTTAATTGTCCTTTCGGGTCAACGTTTCCATTATCATAATACGGTATGTTTCAGGTGAATTAAAGTGTTAAAATGTGTGATTATTTTTTTGTCAATAAAAGACTATAAAGCCCTGTGAGGATTTATTAAGAATAACAAAAGAGATAATAATGCTTTTTTAATCATATTGTATAGGGTCGGGTTCCCAATTATCTTCTTTCCCATTTTCTAAAACATCCTTTACATCATCAAGCCTAATTTCAAGTTCCCTAACTCTGTTGTGTAGTTCTTCATTTTCTGATTTTATCCGTTTGATTTCGTCTGTGTTTAAGATAGGATAACGCAATTTACAAGCCTTTGGCTCGTATGTTTCGATTTTGTTTTGTTCGATTTCATCACAAAATTTAACGGGGTTTCTTTCTTGCCAAATACCTAAAGCAAAAAAACAAAACAATATTAAACCTAATCCGATAAAATACAAAATTACAGATGTTAAACAACTTTTTAAATCATTTTCTGTTTTCAACTTTTTCCCCCGGCACAAACAAATAAACTAAAAGCACAACTAAAGGAATTAACCCGACAAAACTAAACCAAAGCCCAAACATTTCACCTGTAAAAAACGGCAATTCTTTTATTATATTTTGCTCGAGCAAATTAAAAGCCGTAGCCGTTACAATCTGCCACAAGACAAATATAAAACCAAACAGAACAACAATTAAAGCAAGCGTCCATGATACAATTTCATTTTTGAATATATTTAGCCCTCTTTTTTTATAGTTAAATAAAAGGATCATCCACACATATAAACTTAACAGATATAACACAGAAAAAAATGGGCTTACAGCACTTGTCAATATAGTTACAACAACAGATAATAACCAGTTTATAAAACAGCATCCTATTAAAACTTTAAAAAATTCCAATCTTCCAATTTCGCCTTTATAACTTTTAAAATCCATAAATATTTTCCTTTCTATAATCTCACTTTAGGAACAACTCTCCCGAAAATTTGTAATTCATCTTCAGGCTCAATATAAAATTCATCATAATTTTTATTCAAAGGTATAGCTTTAGCCCGTTTACCTAACAAACAAATTTCTTTAATATAACATTCCCCGTTGAGTTTAAAAGCAAAAGTCTGACCGTCAACAAAAGATGTTGCGGATTTATCTAAAATAAATCTGTCGCCATCTTCCCATTTTGGAGACATAGAGTTTCCGGAAATAGTTAACAATTCGCAATTTTTAGGATTAATTTTTGTTCCTCTGTCGGTTCTGAATAACCGCTCATCAAGTGTAATAAATTCCTTTGCCCCATCATCATATATTTCAACACCGTAACCCGCTGAAAATACTACATCGGGATAATAGGGGATTGTTACTTGCTTAATATCATTAGACAAAGTATTTTTATTCAAAAATGCAGAATCGAGGGCATTTTCTTCCCATTTTTTTAATGGTTGTTTTCTTGTAACACGATTATAAGCAGCTTGCTTGCTGCCTAAGCCTAAAATTTCTGCAACTTTTTCATAAGTAATTTTAGTTTTTGTTTCGTTTTGTAAACTTTCAATTTTTTCGTCTAATAGCATTATTTACACCTTTCGGATGAGATATGATTTATTTTGATTAGTTTTTGTTGACAAATAATTAGTTTTTTTGTATAATAATTTTGCTAGGTTAAATTATTAGAAGTAAATACAAACGTAATACAACCTAACAAAAAGTTCAAGAGGTAATTTAAAAAAATGTAAAGCGACTAGAGGCGACCTAGTATAAATAAGCGGTAAACAAGGCTTTTACAGGATTTTAAAAGACAAAGGAACTATAAAAATCGGGTTTCAAGTTAGAAGGTCTTACAAAATAAGCCAATCTTGGCTTGGCTCGGCTATGCTCAAATTTTGCGTAGAGTGATGAGGCGACAGCCTCAAACTCGAAGGAATGAGGACAAAAGCGAATAATAGTCCGCCCCGCAAATGGCGGGGATAGGGCGAAATGAGCGACTTGTCAGAGTGAAGCAATAATTTGATTACAAAACTTATTGGACTTTGAAAACAGAATAAGACGTAAAGAATCGGTGGTAAATACCCAAACGGGACTGAATATACAGCGGAGAAAAACCGACTGCAACTCTAAAAAGAGCACCGTCGTAAAAGGAAGAAAGTTTTAATCAGCTATCCGGTAATTCCGGATAGTTGCCATAAGACTTTTGAAAGGAGAAAAAATATGGATTATGTAACTCATACATGTAAAAAATGCAAATGTGCATTTATAGCAGAAGATTATACTAATGCGCAGGACATTCCGCCTCAATGGCGTTTTTGTCCGAAATGTGCAGAGGAAAAGGGTATTGACTATGCATCACAAACCCCTAAAAAAAATCGAACACCGGAAGAACAAAAAAGAATTGATGAACGAATGGCAAAATTAAAAATTATTGGTGCTGAAAAATTAAGAGAATACCATCGCAACAAAAAAGCAAATTTATAATATTGCAAATGCCCCACAGTTAATTTTTGATGTTTGTTTAGTGTTATTTATCATAAAAAATAAAGTTTTAAATTTAAGGGGTTTTAAAAAGGATTTTACCCGATAACAAATTTTTCTAGGGCGGATTTATTAACATTAATTTCTTAATCTTAATTCTTGAACATATAAAATATCTTCCGCCCTTTTTCCTAGGTTTAATGACATATCCTAAGGGTGCATATCAAACACATATCATTAAGCAAAAATGCACCCATTTTTTTGAGTTTAATTTTATTCAAAGGGCATCCTCCTTTCTTATTAAACATAGTCCATAAAGAATGCCCTTTTTCTTTAAAAGAATGATCCGAGCCGGCGGAGTAGAAGACAGGCTGACAGCCGAGAATAGAGCGGCATTTTTCGATAACTAATAAGGAGAATATATATGCAAAAAGAAAGTTTTAAAGAATTTATAGCAACGTGTGCATTGTTCGCACCGTTCGCAATAATGGTTATTATGGGAATTTTGGGAGATTAAAAGATGTT